CTGGTAAGGAGCAGTACCCTTCCACTATCAAGCTCAAGATCTTGACTAAGCCTGACGGCACCTTTGTTCCCGAGGCTTACTCGATGCAGAAGCAGCCAGTTTCTCTCGATACCGTTGAGAAGGGGCAGAAATGTATGGCTATCGTTGACCTCAACCAGATTTGGTTCATCGATAACAAGTTCGGTGTGACGATCCGCCTTCAGCAGGTTCTTCTTGAGCAATCTGCTAAGCTCCCTTCTTTCGCCTTCCAGGGTCTTAACATCCCTGATGAGGAAGTTGATGTCGAGGTCGAAGAGGAGGAGGAAGTCGACGAAGTTGATGACCAGTAAGTTCCTGATTCCCAAGTCCTACGGACTTGATTTATTTCCCCTATTCGTAAGTTGAAACAATCTTCTTACGAATATAATAATGAACGCCCAGGTGAAGAAGCTTCTCAGGGGTAAGAAGGCCTGTGACCCAGCGTCCCACCTCTGGTTGAAAAAGAAAAATGGAACCATGACCAAGGGTGCTGTAAAAATTGGTAAAGGTAAATATGGCAAGGTGTATCGTGGGTGCATTGACGATGGATGTGAAAAGTACATCGTCTACAAGGAAATTAGAACTCCTTCACTAAATGAAAACACATCACTGGCAAAGTTTAAAACAGCCATCGATGAAATGAATCCAAAAATGGAATTCACGATTGCGAAAAAATTGGAAGGTTTCGGGGTTCCCAAGATGTACCTGTACAAGACGTGTGATGGTAAAGATATTCTTTACTCCGAATATGTGAATGGTAAAGAATTGGGTGAGTGGATGTGGAACAAACCTACACTCGACGCGATTAAATCAGTCATGGCACAAGTGATCTATAACCTCTATCGCATTCAAAAGAAGTATCCTGGATTCCGTCATCATGATATCCATCCTGCAAACATTTTGGTGCGTCCAGTCCCTACGAAGGATATGAAAATCATGGGGTCTACGATTTCGAATGCGGGGTTCGAAGCTGTCATAATTGATTTTGGACTTTCCGCGTTCCCGAGAATTAAGAATCCCCTCATCAATGTCAATCAATACAAGAACATTGGCATCTCTAGAAAATCTGACAAACATTACGATTTACATACATTCTTAAATTCCATACACTCGATGGTTAGACAACCACGGACACGGACAGAGCGTGTAGTGAAAACATTTGTGCAGTCACTTTTACCAGACAAGTATCTCGTAAAAAATTCAAATGTTGTCAAAAACTACAGATTGAGGGGTAACAAGACTGTGAAATTGAGCTTTGAGGATGTTCTCTCTAAACCTTTCTTTACAGGTGAGAAGGCGTCGGTTTCTATACCCGTGACCAAACCCAAATCTGTCACAAAAATTCAGGCTCCTAAACCAAAAACACCAGTAAACAAAGAGGCTGCTAAAGCGAGGGCGGTTGCCATCCTAAAGGCGGGTAAAGCGAAACCTAAAAAACGCCCTGGCATCGTTAGAGCACGACCTTAAAAACCCTCTTCGTACCCTCGTCAACTTGGGAGAGTACTCTAAACTTTGGAGTTTTGACGAGTTTATCACCATTCTTAGTGACGAATGATTTCATCCGTTCAACTTCACCACGGGGCATTTTCCTGGTGTACTTGAGCGTCACATTTTTGTTTCCAATAGTGAATACAGTTGAGGACATTTTAATATTTACTTACAATAAAATGCTCGCTTTCATTATTCTCGGATTGATCGCTATTATCGTACTTCTTCAGACCACAAAGAAATCTTCCACTGGTGGGGGTAAGAAGTGGGCTGTTTTCGGGACCATGGGGTGTGGTTGGACTCGAAAGCAGTTGGACTATATGAAGAAGAATGGAAAGCCTCACACCTTTGTGGATTGTGACAAGGGTGACTGTGGTGATATGGATGCTTTCCCAACTCTACAGGGTCCTAACGGGGAGAAGATCGTTGGATACAGTGAGATCTGAAATTAGATGCCGCGGACAATCTGGAGAGAGAGGGCGAGGATGAACGCATCCAAAAGAGTGTTGATGGGCTTGAGCACGCTGATGTGCTTCACTAGCGAGCGGTTCCACACGACACGGAGAAGGAAGGTGCTGATGAGGATGGACAGCACGAACACGAGAAACTCCATGAGCGCGTCAGAGCGAGTCTTGGCCTTGGTTACTTCTTGAATCATTTATTAGATGTGGATATTTTTTTCTACAACCATTACAAATGAAGGATCTTCCTCTGAGTGGTTCTGAAAGTAAGTTCACCAATCGGAGATGGGGTTCTCAGAAGGGTATTGGGAATAACAATTGTTATGCCTATGCCGTTGGTGACTACGAAGCCTATAGGTGGCAAAAGTCTATCCCTGGTGATCGGTCTGGACTCTCAAATGGGAATCATTCCTATACCCACTGTACAGGTCTCCCCAAGCGCGTTGTTTCGGATAACCCCACGAGAGTGTACAAAACTGGGGCCAACGAGAAGTGTAAAAAGGGGTACTACAAAGTCATGATGTTTGTATCGCCTGGACGTCCTTCGAATTACATTCGTCAGGGGGATTTTCATTTCTACAAACAACACGGAGTTGTTGAATATAAAATCAAACCCGGAGATACAGTAACATCTACAGCCAAGTTTTTCAAGGTTCCAGAATCTAGGGTAAAGCGAGCTGGACCATTTAAAGTAGGTAAGCGGATCGTCTTCAAGGCGAATGTATTCAGTCACAAGCGTGGGTGGGCAACTGGACCACTTCTGACTGATGCAAAAGGTAACACTATCAGGGATCCTCGTAAGGCTTCTAGGAACTATCCTGGTCTAAACTATGAAAGGTACTGCAGTTCATTCTGCGTCAAGAATACTGGAATCAAAGTCGGTAAGACTCACCCCAAGGTCCGCAAGAATACTGTCTAGATCGGGTTGATTTTCAACATCAAAGGTAATGTCAAAGAGGTCGAGTACGTCAAATATCGATTCATCATTCAAGGACACAGAGTTCGCCGTCGCTGTGTAATTGTTCTGAATCGTAACGACAATCTTAAATTGGGAAGCATCGAAAACTTTCCTACAAGTGGGGCATGTATTCTTACCTTGTTTCTTCCATTGTTCTAGACAGTGGGAATGAAACATGTGTCCACAACGAATCGGAGGATTTGTCCTCGTCGATTTGACTTCATTGAGACATATGGCACATGTCGACATTCTAGAATATGGGTTCAAAGTTTTTTCCATGATTTCGCTCACCTAGTAGATGTCGGGCATCTTGAGAAGGGGCTTGTCACAAGTGTTACAGTTCCCCTTCCCCTGCTGCTCCTGTACCTTGGTAAGGAGAGAGGGACCCTGGGTCTGAAGTAACTTACGGTACGAGTAGTTGTCCTCGAAAGTGATACCATTCTGCTTCATCACATAGTTGTTGAGAAGCTGGGCGGAAGAGTTCATGGTGAAACACCGACCATCGGCCATACCAAGTCGCTGAGACATTTTGTTAATATTACATCAGAAATTAATTTGTCTATTGGTGATCGTTTGCATCCAAGATTCAAAACCCTTCTCTCTGAGTTTTTCAATTAGGGGCTCACACCTGTATCCTAAAAAGATGTCAAATACATCCGTCTCTTCTGTTCTAGACACTCGAATGTCGGGTCGCTCATTTATGTGCTGGTTGATGATATTGTAGGCAAAGGCAATTTCTTTGAGGGTCTCAGCTCCTGTGATGATAATCTTACCTGTGCTGAAGATACTACAAGTAATCTCCTTCATATCCTGTGCGGGTTTGAATTTGATCTTGACGGCTGAATACCTGTCTGGTTCGAAAGAAACTTTGAAGATGTCATCATACTCTTCGAACCAGTCAGCCACTTTAATAAGATTGATGTTGTAGTTGAGGCTAAAGTTGGAGTTGATCATTACCACGCGGAAAGCATCAGTTGATATATTGATATCGAGATCCAGAAAAACCTTGAAGATGTAAATGAGTTGAGTGATGATGCGTTTGCAATCAAACAGGTCACAACATCCAGCAACCTGAATCGAACCATTTGGAAACACCTTCACAGACTTTGTACTGTAGGTGTCATGATAGGTGAGGGTCACCTGATTGTAAAATGTTGTCGGCTTCAACTTCCATTCAAATCCATCCGTTGTAGTTCCACTTCGTTTGAGACGATATGATCCAACGCGTTGAAATGTTTCACGGAGTCGTTTAATATCAACGTTCTGAAGAAACTTTGATACCATCGTGATCGTGGTAATTTTGACCCAAGAAGGACGAGTCTCATCAGGTAGGTTCTTCCGCATCTCTTCAAGTGTGAGGAGATATGAAAAACTGTTATTTGCGATTGATGAATACATTTTTGAACATAGATATTACATTTACAGAGGTTTACTTAGGTGTTTAAAGAAGACATTCGTCTCCCGAGTATATGACCTCTTTCCTTAAATCCGCCAAGGCTGTACATGATGTCGAGTCTGATCTTGCATACATAGAAATTCAGTATGATAAGGGCTATAAAACCTTCATGGACTACATCAATGCAGAACCCTTGGGGGATTGGTTGCATATTCAAAGTGAGGAAAGGGACATCCGTTATGATAAGTTCCTCGAAACGATGGTATCGAAAACACTCGAAGTACGGCAGAGACTTGCCGAGCTTGCACTCGATAATGTCCTCGTGACTGATCAAGACGATCGCACATATATTCGCATCGCACACGCTGTCAAAATTCTTGACCCAACATTCCAACCACCCCGTGTAAACATGGAGAGTGCTTGGCAGATGGAGTTTATTAAAAAGTTTTGTAAAAAATCCTTACCTGAAGCCATTCAAACGTGTACGAATGTGTCTCGTCTCACCCACTTCTTCAATATCTTATGTGTATTACAGCTAACATAACCATGAAAATGATAAAGAATAAACCAATGTAAGATAACCGAGACTTATTGGAGACTCCAACCTTAACCTTCTTCTTATCTTTACACAAAAATCCTGTATCGATATTGCGTCTAGGATGAACGTCCTTCAATATAATACAAGGTTCGGTCTCACTTTCACAGGCGTTCGTCTCACAAAATGCACTCTTTTTGTCAAGAAAGGGGAACACACCTGGAACGACTTCCTGGAAATCATCAAAATCACCCGTCTGTCGAACGCCACCTGGAAGGGAAAATTCGTGTTGGACAAATGGATTGATATCATCGATGGCATCCTCGTCGTCGAGCATATGTTTACTCATCGTTATTAATACTACTTCAGATTATATTTTTTGTCGTGCATTTTGTACCGATGTTCTTCCCACATCTTATCTAGATCGACGTTTAACATATGTGCCAATTGAAAGAGGTAACTGAATACATCACCCATTTCCATCATGACATCTGTGCCCCTATCCTTTTTCAGATTCATCTTTTTGAACGTCTTCTTGTACTGTCGAATGGCAGATGCCAACTCCCCAAACTCTTCTGTCAGGAGAAGCCATACTGTATCTACAGCCGCTCTATCCCAACCCTTAGATTTACACACCTTTTCCGTTTCATGTTTATAGTAGTTCAAACTCATTACTTATATTAGGATGGATTCCAATCTTTAATTGATTCCGATTTTATCATTGAAGTCAATCTTTTTGCCAACAGTACTGGTATTTATGGGTTGATCTATGAGTGTTCGGGTCGAGTCGATATCATTCGCGTACGCGATGTATTGGGATACACCCGTCTGAATTTGAGACAACGATCTCTCGATGACTTTAGTGTTCATGTATTTCACCTGTTCATTAATTTTGGTATAGTGATCACCCGCGTTGTTGATGAAGACCACACGCATGATCGCGTACATGTCATCTGGGTTCTGGTAATCTATGGCAATACCACTCCTGTTCTTAAAAGTCTGACGAACCCCACGCTGAATAAGATTCTTGTTGAAATCCGAAAAAAACAAGGTGTTCAATGGAGTTTCACACTGCTGGAGAGAATCAAGGTGGAGGTTATCACACATTTAATATATCCTCGGAAAAAAATTGTGTGTAAATAGTAAATGTTGAACATGGCTGGTTTCGATGAGGCGTATGCCAACAAGCCGAACAATGTCGAAGAAATTCCATGCAAACCCCCAGCCTGCTTCGTGGGTTCTTATCCTCCCGTGGCCAAGGCTGGTGAACAAGGTCCATTCTTCGTGAACACCTACCTTCTCCAACCTGACCGTAAGTTCGAGACCTTTGGAACCGTTTCAGTGAGGAGCAAAGATCTTGAGTGCAAGAAGTAAGTTAAAAATAAAATTAGAACTTTAGATATATGAGGGTCATTAAACGCTCAGGTCGTATTGAGGATATGAAATTTGACAACGTCACCAATAGGATCAAGAATTTAACGTATGGACTCTCTGAAAAGTGTGATTCCACTAAGGTTGCACAACAGGTTTTCTCATCTCTGTATGACAACATCACGACCCAGGAAATTGATACACTCTCAGCCGAAATTTGTATTGGTATGATCACATCTGACCCTGATTATGAAACGTTGGCGACTCGTATTGTAGCCAGTAATATCCATAAAGTGTGTCCCAACAACTTTCATCTCGCGATGCGAAAGCTTCACAAGGCTGGTGTCGTCACTGATCAGGTTGTGGAAGTCGCTCAACAGGTAAAGGGTGTTATCGATACTGATAGAGACTTTGACTTTGGATACTTTGGTCTCAAGACACTCGAAAAGAGTTATCTTCAGAGAGTCGATGGTAAATTGGTCGAGACTCCTCAATATATGTTTATGCGTGTTTCTATTGGTATCCACGGTGATGATATCAATTCGGTTATTGAAACATATGACATGATGTCCAGAGGCCTCTTCATCCACGCCACACCGACCCTTTTCAATTCTGGTACACCTCGACCCCAAATGTCTTCGTGTTTCCTGATCGCCAACAAGGGTGATTCCATTGATGGTATCTATGGAACCCTCACCGAGTGTGCACAAATCAGTAAATGGGCCGGTGGTATTGGAATGCACATCCATGATATCCGTGCAAACAAGTCCCGTATTCGCGGTACGAATGGTCAATCCGATGGTATCATCCCGATGCTTCGCGTCTTCAACGCAACGGCGCGCTACGTGAACCAAGCTGGCCGTCGTAAGGGGTCCATCGCTGTATACATCGAACCCTGGCACGCTGATATTATGGATTTCCTCGAACTTCGTCTCAACCAAGGTGATGAAGAGGCTCGTTGCCGTGATCTCTTCTCAGCTCTTTGGATCCCAGACCTCTTCATGAAGAGGGTCGAAGAAGGTGGGAATTGGTCTCTCTTCTGTCCCGACAAAGCCCCAGGTCTCTCTGATGTCTATGGGAAGGAGTTCGAAGAACTGTACCTGAAGTATGAAGAAGATGGACGAGCTAACTCGACTGTACCAGCAGCTGAGGTGTGGAAAGCGATTCTCAAGTCTCAATCTGAGACTGGTACACCATACATGCTCTACAAGGATGCTTGTAACTCGAAGTCGAACCAGAAGAATCTCGGTGTGATTAAGAGTTCCAACTTGTGTACCGAAATCATTGAGTACACCGATAAGGATGAGACAAGTGTTTGCAACCTGGCGTCCATCGCCCTTCCCAAATATGTCAACAAAGAGACAAAGTCTTTCGACTATGACGCACTTCATAAAGCTACTAAGGTTGTCACAAAGAACCTCAATCGAGTCATCGATCGTAACTTTTACCCAGTGGAAACCGCTAGGCGTTCCAACATGAAGCATCGCCCAATCGGTCTCGGTGTACAGGGTCTCGCCGATGTGTTTATCCTTT